CTTTACCCGCCATTTGTTGAATAGCGACTGAGGCTCTATGTAATTGCTGTGATGTTCCACCGAACTTTGCAACTGAGTCTACAAGTGCTTGAAACGACCCGTTAGTTGGGTCTAATCCAGCAGACTTGAACTTGACCATACCATCGGTTAGAGAGTTAATATCAAAGGGTGTGGAGTCAGCAAGACTGAACAAGTAGTCCATCTGCTTATTGGCGTCCGCTTGTGCCTCTGCCATATTGGTTGAGTTAGTCGACAAACCAATCATTAACTGATTCAGTCGCTCCATCTGAGCATTTGCTCGAACGATGGAGCCTACTGTTGAATCGATGGCTGTGGCAACTGCGTCAACAGCGAAGGGGAAGGCACCAAGAGTAAAGATGATGTCTTTTAGCTGGCGCGACCATGCTCGTAATGCACCCTGATTACGCCTGATAGATCTGTCTGTATTGTCAACCCGTGAGTTGAACAAACGCATTAGGTTATCAGCGTTACGAATACCAAGCTCGAAGTCACGACCATCTAAATTAAGACTTACTGAAATATCACCTAAACTCATTCTTACCTCACATTAGATTGCGTAATTTATTAAGAGCGCCTGGTTCTGCTTTGACCAGTAAAGACCTCTTAATTTTGTAGACTTCCCCCATTTGCAGCACCAAACTTTCTCTGTGCTTAACTAGGCTTTCTCTGTTGCTGATTGACTGTTGAACGCCCATGCTTCTCATGTCTTTTTCTGCTGATATACGAGTTATGCAGCTTTCCATCGTCCAAAAGAGTGTGCAGCTCAAGGCCAATGTTTCTTTGGGTGACAGCGAATAAAAATGACAAAACCTTGAAAATACGAAGGGAAAGTCTAATGCCTCAATTACTGCTTTCCCGAATCCGCTTCTTCTCCCGCATCGGCTTCAGCTTCAGCAACGGCAGCTTCGATTTCTTCTTCAGGTTTTGATGCGAAAGAAGATAGCGCCGATAATTGACGAACAGTTAGAGAACCAATGATGTCTTTAGGGCAATCAGGAAGTATTTGATATGCAAGCTCTCTCATACTGATAAGGATTGCAGAACCTTCGTCCTGAGAACCTTTTTCAGTTTTATTCATTTCGTTGACCATTTTTAGATTTACCAACATTTGCTCGACGGTCTGTTCGGCAATTGCATAGTCGACACCTTTAATTGATACGCTGCGTGGGATTGCGACTATTTCATCTAAGTTAAGTAATTCCATTGTATTCACCTTGTAAAATTAGTAAGTCATAATTGACTTACTAATAGTTTGTTAAAAATTAAGCGGTAGCGGTTTTATCACCGATTTGGAAAAGAAGGCCATCTTTTGCAGTATCAGGGTAGCCCTTGAACTCTGCATTGTAGATACGCTCTTGATCCAATTTGTAGGCGAAGTTTAACGCGCCTGCAACACCCGCAATCGGGATTATAAAGTCTTCAGTTACATCAGAGTCAGCCAGCGCAATAGGGTGCAAGATTAACTCTTGAGCCGTTGAGCGAAGAGAGTGACCTACAGCAGTGTTTACGTCTACACGAATCACCGTTGCGTCAGTACCGTCTACAGTCTTTGTAGCGCCCGGCATGATTGCTACCAAGTTATCGATAGTTGTTTCAACCAGAGGGCACTTAGCCATCACGGTACGACCAGTGATAAACTCGTTAACAACGGAGTCACCTAGTTGGTCAACTTTCGTCTCATGTGATGTCGAGGCTACTTCTACCTCTACTCCACCTGCTGTTAGGCCTAGATCGACTCCGCCATAAAGGACTCGACATGTTCCCAGTTTAATATTTTCAGCGTTCATTTAAAACTCCTCAGAATTTAATTAACGTAAGTAATGTTAAAATTTACCGAAGCTTCAAGCAGGCTGCCTTCAGACCTTGGGTAAATCAATGGTTCATGCAAAGGGTAGATTTTAAGAATCTTGATTGACCCCAACACTAGACCTTGCGCATCAAGGAGAGTCGATACTGACTCCGCTCTTTTCTCAATATCATCGTAACTTGTACCTCTTACGATGACCTGTATTGTTCCGTCTCTTCGACCCTTTTGGTAAGGCTCTCTGGTAATCGTGGCGTTGCTTATGACAGCGACACCGGTCTTCACATCAGCAGGCAAAGAGTAACCAAAAAGAGTGGTGCCCTTAATGCCCACTCCATTATCTGCTAAATAATCAACAAATGGCTCTAGGTTCATCGGTTGTGTCTCCGAGCTATGTTTTTGACAATGGTACTTGCTGCCCTGTTAATGTCATCATCTAGGCTCTCAGACGCCCTTGTCAGGAATTTGTTGCCTACTCTGGCATATGGGCTCTCTGACTGCACTCGAAGGTTCTTAGCGATAGACCTCTCACCTAGACTGTATGTTGACTCATGCAGCCAAACATCAAAGTAAGCGAATTTATTAGCATTCCAGTTACGCTTCCTTTGACTCGCTATGGAGTTGAACTTGTTTGTGTTAACACCTACCGTGAATGTGTAAGCGAAGTTAATCCCATCACGTCTAGGCTTCTCAACAATGATCGAATCCTCGACCGTAAAGGTATCCACAGGCACGTTAAGGCGAGCAAGCTCGGCAACATCTTCAGCAGACTTAATCATATGGTCGAGTAAATGCTTTTGCATGTCCCCTTCGAGACGCTTAAGCTTTAATCGCACATTACTGGTAAATACCGCACCTACTCTTCTTGCCATAATTCCAAATCAACTTGATTATGATGGAGCTTTCCATCTAGGCTATGGCGAGGAAAGACGGTAACAACTCTTAATGTCTCGTTATGGAGTTTTATTTTATCTCCATTCGAAACTTTGAGTTTTGGCGGTGTTAGTATGCGAATTTTGCCCGTCATTTCTTCCGCTCTACCTTTCGATACCGAGCGATCGGCACGAATTGAAACGTCAGATTGGCTGATTTTAAAGTCAATGACAGAGCATCGCATAGGTTTCTTTGAGGCGTAACGAGGTTGACCCCGCCAGTCGTTTCCTGCGAGGTAGTAAATGTATGCTTTCGTATTCGGATAAAATGTGGTAGTCATCGCGCTATATTAGCAAGATAACCACCTGAATGTAAGTTCTAACTTACTAACTAATTCAAATCAATGGCGATGAATTAGACTCTTCCTAGCCTTTTACTGCTTGGGGCGAGTAAAATGCCTAAAATTTCTAAAGCTTCTCTGCAAACAGGGGAGGTTAGAGGCTTTTTGGTTCTGAAGAATTGAGAAACTTCGCCTACAGATTCGGACAAAATACCGCTTTGTCTACGCTCTTCCATTGGGTTTCCGCCCAGCAGATGATTCGCTTCGACAATTTGAGCCTGAACAAGCCTAGCAAGGTAGTTTGGCTTCAGCTCTAAGAGATCGGCAGCACTTAAATCTGTGGTTGTTAGAATAATATCTCTATTCTTCTTTCGAATATTCACAGAGAGCCTTGATATATTGCTGTACGCTTGTCTTAGCGCAACCTTTACATCTGACAGTTCACTATCGTGAAGCGTCTCTACGCCTGATATGTTGGATGCTGCGATGATTAATGAACCCATGCTCTTGAAACTGTTCTCACCCATGATTAATGAGTTGACGGATTCAATGATATAGGCTTTTTCAATGTCGTGAGTGACACCTTTTTCATCTGTGAAAACAACAGTGATTTGGCGATAGCCTTGAGGCTCTGTGATAGTGTTGCTGGCCGCATCAACCACAATTAAATGGGAGAATTCAGTAGGGGTGATTATTGTATCAGGGACTAAGACCTGACCATCTTCATCAGTTATTGAATAGCTGGCAGAAATGGGAGTAATGTATTCACAAGCGGAATCCATGAACTCGATTTCTACAGCAACGTTTCGACCTGCAACAAATGTTTCCATTAACCTTTCTCAACCGCGTTCAAGATTTTTTCGATTAAGTCTGAGATGGAATTGGCTTTTACGCCGTATTCTGCTGCGACTTCACGCAAACCTTTCAGACCTTGCTTGTCTGCTACTTGCTCAAGCTGCTCGCGAGTGATGCTGGATAGCTGTGAGACTTTCTGGGCTGCTTTCTCAGCGACTTTCTGCTTATCTGTCTGCTTTGCTATTGATTGAGCTGGTTTGACGACAGGGGCTTCTGCATCGCGATTGTCAACAACGTGCTGAACAATAGATGGGTTTGCGCCTTCATCAGTGACGACAGGAGTAATAGCTGCTAAAAGTGCGGCATCAGGTGACGACAGATTTTCAATGGATCGACCATTGTGAAACTCATGTCTACCAAATAGGCCTGTGAAGCCTTCCCAACCTTTGTCAGTTAAAATAACGTGGGGCATTTTCTCGTTTCTCCGATAAAACAATAGAGGCATAAGCCTCTATTGTTATTAAGTCATAAATGACTTACTTTTTAAACGTTAGTTACACCGCGAATCGCTGCGATAGACTGTGTAGACTTAAGAGCCAAACCACAGTACCACTTCAAGCGAGTACGAGTAGCGTCTTTGTTTTGGACAGTGCCCAACTCTTCAACGCGAATACCGGCAGAAGCACCACCGTATAGACCGTGTAAACCGTCAACTTCGTTTAAGCGAACCGCGTAGATTGAGCAAGTCTTAGTTGCTGAACCGTGTGCTACGTCACCAGCGATGAAATCGTTGATGATGATTGGTACGCCATCGAAAGCAGGGATGCTGCGACCGAAGTTTTCAATTTGGAACATTTCAGCAGTGTTACCGCCAGCGGCGCGTAATAGTTGCTTAAGTGCTCGTAGTGTACCTGAACGCATCATGTAGGCATCTGGCATATTTGGTACTGCATCTTTCAATTCGTCAAGAATTGATAGAGTTAAAGCACCACCGTCCGCGCTTGCTTCAAGTTCGTTACCCACTTCAGCGGTAATCTTATTGATACCGTCGAATTCTAATGGGTTTGTAGCGTTGTCACCGTTGACTAATGCACGACGGAACTTACGGCCTAAACCTTTCGCTTTCATAGCAATTTGGATTGCCTTCTGCGTGTTGGTGTCGTCCATTGTTTCATCTAAGAATTTATCAACGTCTACATCACCAGCAAGGACTCGTAATTTAGTCGTAACTTCGATTACAGTACTTGCACCTTCAGGAACCACTTGGTTCACGTCGATGAATTCGCCTTCTGACAAAGTACCTTCGCGGTTATAAACATACGCCTTACCACTTGTTTTAACAAAAGGCATTAGGGCATACAGTTCATCGCGATCGATAATTTCTTCAACAACGCCTGCAATCAGGTCATTATTCGACAGAGATTCTGCGACAGTTCGTAATAATGGCATTTCTTGTATCCTCAAAAATAATAATAAGTTGTTAGTGACTTACTATCAAAGACCAAGAGAACACCGTGTCACTAAACGGTGTTAGCTCTTTAAGGCTTTTTCAATACGAGACATACCTGACACTGGAGCTTCAGTAGCCTTAGCGCCCGGCTTCTCGGATGAACTAGACTTGGCACCCGGTTTGGCTTTGCTGCGTAGCAGTGTGGCTGAGTCTGGGTGGTCTTTCACAAGTTTGGCAATAGCTTTCTCAAAACTGAGATTATTGCCCTGGCTATCCACCAATGGCGTTCTGTCGCTCGAACCCTTTGGCTTGTCGTAACCCACAACCTCTGTACCATCTAACTCGAAGTGATCTCCGAACTCTTTTCTGGCAATCTTCAGAGGCAGGGTTAAGTCTTGTGTTACATGCTTGGAGTCACTAAAAGCACGACCGATGGTTAGCTCGGTGATTTGGCTTTGTA